TGCCATACTTTGACACCGCGGACGGCCCGGTGCCGTGCCGGCAGGTGTTCGGGTTGTCTGAGTCGGCATATGTGGTCGGCATGGTCGCAATGAACAAGGGGTGGGCGCGGGACCGTAAAGGGTTCAACGAGGCGTTTCGTGCCTTTGCGCAGTTCCGCAACAACCATCCTGACGCGGTCTTGTTCTTGCATGCTGAAAAGTTTGGTGGGGCTGAGGGGATCAACCTGATCGACCTGGCTCGCACCTGCAACATTCCTGAGCATGCCATCGTGTGGACCGATCAGTACGCATACCGGATCGGGCTACCACCAGAGATGATGGCTGCTGCCTACTCCAGCATGGATGTGTTGTTGGCACCGTCGCACGGTGAAGGGTTCTGTGTTCCCATGTTGGAGGCGCAGGCGTGTGGCACCCCGGTGATTGCGTCTGACTTTTCGGCGCAGTCCGAGTTGGTTGGTGCTGGCTGGTTGGTGAAGGGTCAACCGGAGTGGGACCCTGCACAGAAATCGAACTACATTGTGCCGTTCATCGGTGAGATTGTTCGCTGTTTGGAGGAGTCTTACTGTTTGGCGACAGATGAGCGTAAGGCGATGTCGCAGGAGGCGTACCGGTTCGCTCAGTCTTATGACGCTGATGTGGTGTTCGAGGCGTACTGGCTGCCGTTGTTGGAGCGGTTGGAACGGATTCAGAATGGTGTGGAGCGGTTGCCGTTGGATCGGCCGGCGATGGAGTCGTGTGACATTCTGGTGCCGTTGATGCGCCCACAGAACGCCAACCGGTTTATGGATTCGTTGGATGATTCGTTTGGTGGGGAACTGCTGATCGGGTCGGAAGGCAAATCGTTTGCGGAGAACGTCAACGAACTCTACGACCAGTCCACATCAGACTTTGTGCTCGTCGTCGGTGACGATGTGGAGTTCAAGCCGGGATGGTTCCAAGCGGCACAGGCCGTTTCGGAGGGGTTTGATGTTGTCGGCACGAACGACACCGATGGTCCTGCACGTCACCCCGATATTGCAGCCGGCCGGCACGCCGACCACTTCTTTATTCGCCGCTCGTACATCGACGAGTACGGGGCGTGTTTGGATGGGCCGGGTGTGGTGGCTCCGGAAGCGTACCGACACTGGTTCACCGACAAGGAGATCATTGAACTAGCGAAGGCACGCAAGGTGTTCACGCCGTGTCTGTCGTCGGTGATCGTGCATCACCATCCCGGCTACGACTGTGATGAGGATGCGAGGATGGCTGATCCGATCTATCGGGCGGCGTTCGACGCTGCCGAGTCGGATCGGGATGTGTGGTTGACGAGGGTGCCGCTCATCCAGATGCACAGGGTCTGAGCCGTGACGATTTACGATGCGTTCCCGTTCCACGACGAACTAGACCTATTGGAGATGCGACTCTATGAGCTGGAGTCAATCCCAAACCTGAAACACATCCTGGTTGAGGCGAAGGTAACTCATCAGGACCGGCCCAAACCGCTCTACTACGAGGAGAACCGTGAACGGTTCGCGAAGTGGGCTGACCGGATCATTCATGTGGTGGCGGACCCGTTGCCGACGTTGGCTGAGGACGCCGATCCGTGGGCGCGGGAATTGGCGCAACGCACCTACATCATCCGAGGGCTAACCGACGCCCAACCGGACGACATTCTGATGCAATCAGATGTCGATGAGATTCCGCATCCGTTGGTGGTGCGTAACTTGCGGCTCCCCGCAGGGTCTGGGTATGTGGCGTTTCAACAACGCGGCCATTTCTGGGCGGTTGACTGGTTGTATCCGGTGCCGTGGATGGGGACTGTCGCTGTCAGGGTTGGTGACTCTGATCTGAACATGCCACGCATGCGGTCGATGCGTAACCTCGTGAAATCGTTGCCGAACGCCGGCTGGCATTTCTCGTGGCTGGGTGGCCGCGAACGGGCGCTACACAAGGTGGCGTCGTTCTGCCATCCAGAGGTTGAGGATCGGATTGTGCGCGGGTTGGACGAGGACACCTTTCTGCGTGACGGCTGGCATGTGGACGGAACGCGGATGGTTGCGGTAAAGGTGGATCACACCTGGCCGAAGTTCATCCGTGAAGGGAAAGCCCCGCCCGAATGGTGGCGGCACCAATGATCGAACCGGGCATGAGGGTGTCGGCCGATGATGTCGAACGGTTGCTGGCCTTGGGTGCACGGCTCGAAACAGACCATCCCGATGTGTGCCCGGTCCTGTCCATGTTTCAGGCGACACATCGCGCCATTGACGGTGCTTGGCGAACATATGTGACCGAGGTGTCTCATCCTGGGCATGCGGTGTCGCAACGTACTGCTGCCTATCTTGCGTGTCTGTATCTGATGCGAAAGCCGGCACGGATACTTGATCTTGGCTCAGGGTTCTCGTCGTTCATCGCGGCCCGTTACGGTGCCGGTGCTGAGGTTGTCGCTGTTGACACTGATCCGATGTGGCTTGCAAAGACCCGCCACTATTTGGATGGTCACGGCATCCAAGTCGATTTGCGGGCGTGGGAAGGGTTCACCGATCCAGGGCTGTTCGGTGTGGTGTTTGTTGATCTGGGTGGTGGCACGGTGCGGGACGGAGCGATTCGTGCAGCCTGTGACCTTGTGGACCCCAATGGGGTGATCGTGTTCGATGACGCCCACCACGCAGGGCATCACGAGTCGATGGTGCGGGCGTGTGAGGACACGGGCCGCGAATGGTTCCCGTTGCACGCATGGACAATGGACAACTCGTACCGGTTCGCAGGTGTCGGGATATGAACCTGACCGAACGATACGAACACGCTTGCGTCACACCATCCGACATTCACTTGCACCTGCCACGGTTCGTAGACATTGTGGCGGAGATCGGTGCGACACGGGTAGTGGAGTTGGGTACCCGTAGCGGGGTATCGACCATCGGCTGGTTACATGCGTTGGAACAAACCGGCGGGTCGCTGGTGTCGGTCGATTTGGATGCACGACCTGACATCGGGGACTACCCGAACTGGACGTTTATCCAAGGCGACGACCTCGACCCCGCGGTGGTTAGCGCGGTGTCAACGCCGACACCGGACATCGTGTTCATCGACACCTCCCACCACTATCAGCACACCCGCCGCGAACTAGCAACGTATCGGTGGGTGGTGCGTGAAGGCGGGTTCATTGTCTGCCATGACACGACGAACGCCAGACCGGAGGGTGCACCGATAGGGGACCCAGGGTTTCCGGTGCGTAAAGCGATAGACGAGTTTGCTGCGGACAACGGGTTTTTGTGGGTCAACTTCCCTGACTGTTGGGGTTTGGGAGTTATCAAGATCGGAGCGTGAGCTGTGGCACTAACGAACGCCTATTGCACACTGCATGACTTTCGGGCGTTCTGCCGCATCTCCTCATCTGAGGATGACGTGTCGATCCATGAAACGTGCATCAACGCTGCAGCCCGAATGATCGACAGGTACACGGGACGCCGGCACGGGTTCTGGCAGGACGGTTCAGTATCCACCCGTGAATATCACGCTGATGACGCATGGTGTGTCCAGGTTGATGACATTTCGACCGCTACCGGACTGATCGTGAAAGCCGACGAAACCGACGACGGCACCTACGGATCAACGTTGACGATCACCACAGACTTCGTGTTGTACCCACTCAACTTCGGGGACGAAACACCTGCCCGCCCGTGGGACGAAATCCGCATCGTGCCGTCGTCACGGTACCGGTTCCCGGTTACATCACGGGCAGGAGTGCAGGTGACAGCCAAGTTTGGTTGGGCTGCCGTACCTGACGAAGTGAAGCTCGCCAACATCTTTCAGGCACAAATGTTGTATTCGTCGAAGGATGCGCGTGGTGGTGTCATCCAGGCATCCGTTGACGGATATCCGACGAGGGTGTCACGGTACATGCATCCGCAAGCAGAGTTGTTGCTGTCTGACCTTGTGAAGGTGGCACGCTAGTGGCGGTCACCATCGAACAGGTCCGCGAGTCGATGGCGGATGCGATCACCGCCGGCACCGGCCTCGCGTCGTCAGCGTGGCTGGAAGATCAGATCAACCCGCCTTGTGTCCAGATTGGGCGACGCGCAATGGACCCCCGCATGGTGTTCGGCGGCACCAAAAACGGGTATGTGTTCCTCGTCAAACTGTTCGTGTCTCGCATCAGCCTGGTTGATGGTCAACGTGCCATCGACAAACACTGTGCCACATCTGGCGCCGACTCAATCAAGGCGGCCGTGGAGAACGGGGCGCTGTGGGGTGTGTCGGTGGATTATGCGGCGGTCACCAACATTGGGGAAACCGTCGAAGTTGAGGTGGCTGGGGTCGCCTATCTGTCCGTGGATTTCGATGTAGAGGTGGTGTGGTAGATGGCGTTCAAGACCGCTCAATCATCCAAGGTGATCGTGGG